GCGCAAATCATAAGCAATTACGCAATATACTACATCAGCTGAGGCGTCTGTAATCGGTGTTACTACAGGTAAACCGTTTGAGGATTTACCAGCTAACTTGCACGCTGTAGTCGGACCACAAGGAGCGGCTAAATCAGTGTCAAGCTTAAAAGTTCTTGCAGGATACGGAGCATATACACCTTCGCCTGCTTTTGCAGAGATACTCTGCTGATTAAGATTCAATGCCATTTTTTATTCTCCTAAAACAATTTAGCACCCCGAGCCAGCCGAACTCTCTCGGATTCATAGCCAGAACGAAGTTCAGACGGAGCATAAGAATTGTGTAATCTTGTCAAAGAATCTTTAGAATTCTTGCAACGATTCTCTTTCTTTTCCTCATCTTCTTCATCGTCAGAGTTTTCTTTTTCGTCTTCATCTTCAGATTTTTCATCATCAGAATCGGCGTTTTCCTTTTCCTCGTCCTTTTCGGATTCGGTGTCTTTTTCTTCGGATTCGTTAGATTTTTGTTCTACGTCTTTTTCTTCCTTTTCGGATTCATCGGCGTTTTCCAATTTTTCTTCCTCTTCCTTTTTGCTTTCTTCAGTCATATCCTTTTCCTCTCTATCAGAATTATGGATTTTCATACTATTGAAAATATTTTTGAACATACTCGTCCTTTCCTCTTTGGAGTTGAACAAAGTTATCGTGGCTTTCTCATAGCGAGGATTCGGAACAAGTGCTAAATGAACAAATACTCCATTCACCAGCTCATCATCAAAATGAATATTATTCCTTTCTCCAGCCACACCTGTTGATTCGGTAACATCGTATGTACAAGATACCGACCAACCCTCACCAATCAATGATTGAGCTTTCTTATCCCAAATCACACCTTCACAGACATACCAGCCAGAAGTTTCATCGTATGATACGCCAGAAACAACACCAACTCTTAACTCATCGGCGTTTTCGTCTGTTACGTCTTGGTGCTTAATGATAACAGGACAACCAACCATTGTTTGATAAAATCTATCCAGAGCCTCTTTAGTAACATTCAGAACACCAGCCTTGTCATAGCTGACCAGACCTGCCTCAATGAACTTAGAACGGAACAAGCGACCCTTTCCGCTTATTTCTTCATTTCCTAGCTCTATATTGTTTGAATTAAAGATTATCATTCTTTCACCTCTTGTTAGACAATAGCCTATTATTACTCGTTTGTCAAATTAACTTTCCCAAAAGTCCTCATCAACAACAGGAATCGCTTGACAACGGCAGTTATATGCCTCCCCTGGATTGCCTCTCTCACCCGTGTTTGCGTCTATTATAGGAGGATTATCCCAGCTAAATATCCTTCCGTTTAGTTCTTTGTGGAGTTGTCTTTCACGTCCGTCAAGAACAGTTGACCATATATACTTAGTTACTCCCTGTTGCTTAAATCTGTTTTTGCGGTATTCAGCAACAAGAAGTTTCGTTTCTTGCCTAGCTAGGAATTTAGCTTTATTCCGTGATACGTTTCTGTGTTTCAGTATCAAGTTTTCCATTGCCTCAGAGCGGTAACCTTGCATAGTCAGTTGCTGAACATCTTTCCTCAGAGAGTTAATCTCCTGGACTGTCCACTTCTTAATATATTTATTCAGGTTGTTTGTGTAGTTCTTGGCAATCTCTCTCAACTGATAATCGGTGAGTTCAGGAGGAACAACACCGAGCGTTTCCATTGACCTTTTGAACTGTACATCAAGGTTGTTTCCGATATCCTTTACCTCAATATCAAAAGAGAGGTTGTCAGAGGCGTATTCCTTAGTGTCTTCAAGGGCGTTTAAATAACTGTCAATCTTCTGTAAATTTTCTTCGTTATGTATGTTCACGTGAGCAATCGCTTGCAGTATATCCGCTGGAATTCGGGCTTGTGGGAGTCCATAGCAACCTAGACTTCGTATCCAGACAGCTCCTAAGTCCTCAAATTCCTTAGCAAGTGAACTTGGCATTTTCCCCCTGTGATAGAAGTGTCCTTTCCCGTCATAGGATAGCCAGCCAGACAAAAGGTTTGATATGATTCCCTTTGAGTTAAAAACTTTCTTGTCTTTAATTACCTCAAATAAATAATCAAATAACAAATCATCAAAGAATTGTCTGATTTTCTTATATACTGGACTTTCAAGCCCCGACTTAATCTTTACTTGAGGAAGTTGTTTCATCATCTTTGTCCTGGATTAACTCACTGTGTGCGAGGTAGTTTTCATCAGCGTTGCCCTTAAGAGCCTCAGTTTCCATTACAACAATGTCTTTCTGTTTCAAGAACTCCATAGCCTCAGAAGGACGCATTAAACCCCTGTCAACCATACCAAAGACGTTATTGAAGGTTTGTGTTATCTGATTCTGCTCATCAAGTCCAGTCAATACCCGTAACGGCGACCACTTAATTGTTAAATCGGGTACTTTCCTTCCGAATAACTGTAAACAACGCAAGTCAACTACCCACTTAATCATTTTCGTACACCGAGGGCGTATTTCCGCATCAATCCTCATATTGTAGTTTTCCAGCATATCTTGTCCACTTGAGAATCCGCTAGCACCCGTTCCCCAAATTTTAGATTCAGGCATTTTTAAGTATGCACAAATCATCTGTCTGATTTCTTGGTTGAATTGAGGTAAACCGCCTACGTTTAGTGTTTTCTGTTGATAATCGTCCGTAGCGTCCATTACTAACATTGATTTATAGTTTTTATTTTGAGCCGCTACATCAACTCTCTTCTTTATTAGCTCAGTTCCGTTAGCTTGCATTAACGTTGTAGATAAACCGTTAATCTTCAACACGTCTATCTTGGACTCATCAAGTAATTCAAGCATAACGTTTTGACTTTTTAAGAACTGAACTATCGGCGGTAAGGTTTGTTCAAAGAAAGATAACCCCCAACCTTGTAAACGCATTTTCACATAGTAAGGTGAGTTTATCCCCAATGATAAGCACGTTCTTGTTTTATCCAACGTTAAACCGTGGAAGTTAAAATTACTATACAAAGCTCCGCTTTCAGGGTCAATCAATGTTGTTTCCCAGCGGTCTGAAGGTATAAACCTTAATCTCCTATTTAAGAGGGATTTTTCGTTCAAGGGCTTCTCAGTTTTCTGGTCAGTATCAGCAATAAGCACGCCACCTCCAAAGAGATAACCCCACTTCATAGCGTCTTTAATCGCCTCCCAATCATCGTTATCTTCCATTACCTGTTTAAGGTGTTCTAACTCATCAGCAGACAATGTTTCTGTTTCTAGACTAACACCACGAGCGAAGGCGTCCTCAATCGGCTGGTCAATAGCTGTCCTTAAAAATCCGTATTGCTTATAAGCGTAGCTCAACACATAAGGATAAAGTGTCAAGAGGTTGTAACTGATATTATACCCGAGGGACTGCATAGCAAGATTCGGACTTTGAGAAGTTACTATTTCTCCGCCGTAGTTGTCAGTCGGGATTCCCAACGCATCTTGCAGTGAATTGTCTAATCTTATATCTTCCATTTTTCCCACCTTTATAAAAGTTTATTTCATACTAGCACAACAGAAGAAAAAATCAAGTTATCTGTTTATTTACTCAGGACAAAACGTTTTTAGACTTTAAATTTCGTCAAAGAGTATCCGTTTTTCCCGAGTGGATACAAAAATAAAGCGACTAGCAAAATTACTAATCGCTTATTTTTACAACAAAAATCTGTTTGTCTAATTTTTCAGGTTATTTATCGTTACTTTTATCCCATATTTCTTTCAGATTTACAAGTATTTTCTCAATGTATTTATCAGTATCCCAATTAACTTGAACCGAGTAGCACTGTATCTGTTTCTTCTTCAGGTCAACGAAGTACTCATACTCACGGTCAGCGTGGTTGTATTGAGTTATCTCATACTCATCGTTCGGGTCTTTGACTAGGTCATTTACAAATCGGTCAAAGTCAATCTCACTCACGTACTTGCTCATTCGCTCAATTAAATCAAAGCCAACTCCCTCAGGATATCCATCGTGGTGATGATACAACTTTACTTTTCCATATCTTCCAATAACAGTTACTTCACATCTAGTACTCATTTCATTGACTCCTCTATTGTTAAAAGTTTTTCAATTTCGCTTAATAAACTCAAGAACTCAGCTAGTTCTTCAAGGGTGATTAACCCTTTTTGATATTGAGAGATTCTGCACTCAACGTTTTTCTTTACTTCTTCCTTAGTCATCTTTCCGCTCCATTTCAGCACTCAATAAAACAAATAACAGAGGTAAGAAGAAAATCATTATTAAATAAGCTAACTTACTTACGGTGAAGAAGTAAACGGTGGCTACCATATAGAACCCAGCTATGAACCCCATTAAAAACTTTCTTTGAAAATTAGTCATCGTCTTCCTCCTCATCTTCGTCTTCATCATCAATTTCAATGTATCCGTTGCACATCTCAGCTATTTGCCAATCAGCGGTTTGTTTCTTAACATCTTCAATGGTGGATAACTTATCTTCCTCTGTGATTCCTTCGTTCCAATCGTCAACAGCGTCCTCATAGGTGTTGTAGTATGAGTCGCCCATTCTAGGATTTAAGTATCTCATAGCTTGCGCCCAGCTTTTAATCCATTCAGTTCTTCCATAGATATCTTTTGTTTTGAAGATTCCGTTTTCAACATATCCTTTGATTGTTGCTTTTACGAATCCATTTTGGTAAACATTCAATTTTGCCATTGTTCAAATCCTTTCATAAGTGGTTTATTTTTAATTTCTGA